TCAGAACTGTACGTGGTGACAATAAAGATCCACTAACACAGTTTATGAAAGAGGCAGGCATACCCATAGAGCCTGATGTTATGAAGCCTGATAGTGTGTCTGTATTTAGTTTTCCTATGAAGTCACCGACGGGTGCTATTACTAGAACGCAGATGACTGCCATAGAGCAACTAGATTATTGGCTACTGTTTCAAAGGCATTGGTGTGAACATAAACCTTCTGTCACAATATCTGTTAAGGAACATGAGTGGATGGATGTGGGAGCTTGGGTGTATAGAAACTTTGATGAGGTGTCTGGAATATCTTTCTTACCTTTCAGTGATCATACTTATGCACAAGCACCCTATCAAGATATTGAAGAAGATGAGTACATTGAGTTGACAAAGAAAATGCCATCTGCTATAGATTGGAGTAAGCTTCAAGAGTTTGAGAAAGAAGATACGACTACAGGAACTAAAGATTTAGCTTGTGTTGCAGGCTCTTGTGAAATTGTAGATATTGAAGGGAGATAGATATGAGAGAGATGTTATTATCAGCTTTAAAATCTTATTATGTAGGACTTATAAATAAACATATTGCTAATGTTGAGATATACTTGAGTAGGTCTACTGGTATTGGTGAGCATTCTGATATCATAGAGGCTATGGATAAAGAAGTAGCAAACATTGGTAAATATGATGATAGACTAGCAATGATACTAAAGTACCTTGAGAGAAAGCCAAATGTCCAAGAAGAAGAAAAGAAATCCAAATCTAAGTAAGTATGATGCACCTCTACGCATACAATTTGATAGAGGTGTCAATGCTTTCAAAGGTAAGCAGTATATAAAGAATGTGAAAGGACACAAAGTCATAGCGACAGAGAGTCCATATCATCTAAACTCTATGCAATACAGAGAATGGCAAAGAGGTTTTAACCACGCTTACTTTAAGCAGTTGGAGAAAGTAAAAAAGGATGAGGCTGGAAGAGGAAGCTAAAAAGTATATGGAAAAGCACAATAAAACTTTTCCTAAACGACTAGAAGAAATTATAGAGAACTTGAAGCGAATAGAAACAATCGCTGAAGTTACATTAAAAAAGTTAAAGGAGTTAAATGCAAAAAATAACTCCAACACATGATCTGTCTTGGTATCTTAAATGGACAGGTTCAATGTTCATCATGTCAGGGATAGTATGTAGAGCAGTAGGAGTTTTCCCCTTGTTTGACCTCTGCTCTTCATTCATAGGCACTGGGTTGTTATCAGCTATGGCTTATCTCTGGCATGATAGAGCATTACTGATGGTTAATGGGGTAGCTTGTGCCGCATTAGCTATGGGTATTCTTAGACATATATCTACTTAATTATCTTTACCTATATTCTTTGGCAGTGGTTGCTGATTCTTGTATGTCTTCCTCATATGTTCAGGTAAATTATCCCAATAAGGTGTTAATCTTCTATCTTCAAAATAGTTCAATCTAGCTTTTTTATAAATCTCAATACCATGAGACTGTAATACCATTTCCTTACCAAAAGCATTTGCAGCTCTTTTAATTTGCTCAATCATTGTTTTCTTTTCGGGTGGTAATGCCTTTTTGTATTCTCTAGTTTGTATTAATTCTAATCCAAGCTGATGAAAATGTGCTCCTGTATATCCCTCTAACATAGCATACTGTTTTAAATCTAACTCAACTCTAGTGCCTTCAAACCCTGTAATGTTCATCTTTCTAGACGGTCTAGAGTGTGCATATTCCATCTTAATCAACTCTTTTGCAAGAGGATCATCTTTTATAGAGTATACTCTAGATATACTTCCTACAACTTCTAGTACATCGTTTGGAAGTCCTTTGTCTCCATACTGCTCTAAGTACATTATTCTACCAAACATATCATGTCTTATTGGCAAATTATGTCTAAGGAAAGGCATTGCGTCTTTTATAACATCTAATGCAGTGTAAGTATCTCTGACAAAAGGATCACTTGCCCTACCATACATCCTAAGAACGTTAGGTGTTACTGCACGAGCTGCTTGTTGTGCAAACTTATTTAAAGCATATTCGTAAGTGTCTGTTCCACCCTCTATTACTTTAGTAAACTGCTCTATATCTTTGGAAAGTGTAGCAATACCTGTTAACATTGCTTTATCGGCTACATTTGCCCATAAAGAAGCTCCTGTCATGGCAATAGCTGTTTTTAGATATCTCTCTAAATCTGCATATTGATCTGTATCCTTTATAGCACCCATGCGTTTATATATTGCATATATGTCTGCACCAAATCCTATTGGTGTGGCAAAAGGATCAAAGCGATTAAAACTATAAGTTTTATCTCCTATTCTAATAGCTTTGTCTTGAAAACCTAAACCTTGAGTTTTTACTACATCTTGTCTGTAACCATCTCCAGTTCCTGTAATTACACCTTGAGATGCTAGTATAGTTCCACCTGCTATAACACCACTACCTGCAAGTATTCTGCCTATAGCTTCATCAGCTTCTGCACCACCCTTTGCTATAGCTCTAACTACGGCAGGGTTTGCTACACCGAAAAATGAATTGTTTATTGAGTATCCAGCTAAGTTTAATGGGGTTCTTACGAAGGGTAAATATGTGGCAGTTATGTTTCCTAATACAGGAACTCTTTTTATTTTAGCTACACTAGAAGCTATTTTATTATCTTTTGTAAAAGTTATTCTTGCGGCATCTTCAAGAGCTGCTTTCTCTAGTTGTGCTGGAGTATCGTTTATTATTTTACTTACAAACTCTCCGTGTGCTCTAGTGCCAGGTATTAAGTTCTTTTGAGCCGCCCCTCTATATGCTTGTTGATATACAAACGCTGACTTACCCATTGTTTTAAACAAAGCATCAGTAGCCAACAATATCTTTCCAGGAAATCTAACAACACCTCCAACTATTCTTCTACCTATCCCAGCACCCTCTTGAGCACCAACTCCAACTATCTCTTCATACTCACTTCTACTCATTCTTTTTAGTTCAGGTGGTAAATCGCCATCTTTTAGAACTTTGATAAAGTTTTTTCCTGCCTCAAGCATAGAGTGTGCAGTTCCCATAGTTCTACCAGCAACTTCACTAAAATAAACTCTGTCTGTTGGAGCTTTACGAAAAGGGGAACGAATAGCACCGACCACTGCTGCTGTTGGTGTTGCTACAAGTGTTTCATATAGCTGTGTAAATGCGTTACCAACAGTGTTAACTAAGTATGTGCTTGGAGAGGATAGGTAGTTAAAGTAGATAAATTGATTTAGCTTATCTGTTTTAGTGTCTGTAAACTTATCTTTCATAAGTTTGTTTAATGCTTCGTCAGTGTTACTTGCCAAGTCTTGTGCGGCCTTGTTTATTTTAGCAATATCTCCACCTAATACTGCTGCAGTTAATTCACTTATTTGTTTATTTCTTAAACTACTATTACCACCAACAGGTATATTAAACGCTTGTAATGTTCTACCTGCATTTGCTTGTAAGCCTAAAACTTTTTCTTGTATGGCTCTATGCCTTAAAATCGCCTTTGCTAATTGCCCTTGAGCTTGTGCTCCACCTTTACCTGATGCTATTAATTTTGATATTGATTGAACTTTATCAGCAGACGCTATAAATAATTGTCTTGTTGCTGTCACTAATTCAGGAGAAGTTTGCTTTCCTATCTCTTTAAAAAACTTTTCAAAGTTATCTTCTGTTAGTCCTAAACTTTTAGCTCTTCGTTTGGTAGCTTTATTGGAAGCACGACTCCCTACACTTTTCCCTAATTTTAGTTTAAGTTGTTTATCCATAGCATTTTTGCTGAATATTCTATCAACCATATCTCCAACGCCATCGTTGACAGTTTCAAATAAATCTTTACCCTCATTATTTTTAAATTTTATATCTAAGTTTACCGATTGTCTGATTTTACCACCAGGGTCTCTATA